TCCAACATTGGAGATTTAATGCCACTAATACTTGGAACTAACTCCATAAAAGACACAGGCTATGATGTAGCTAACTCATTAAGATTTAATAGAGGAAGTAGTGATAGTTTAGAAAGAACACCATCAAGTGCTAGTAATAGAAAAACATTTACTTTTAGTGGTTGGTTTAAATTGGCTAATCTTGCAAGTTCTCAATCTGACTATTACCAAATTTTTGGTGCAACAGTTGGTGGTGGAAATGAAGGAGTATTTATTTCTGACGCAGATGATATTTACATTTTTTTAGGTGGAGAATTTCACACTAATAGAAAATTCAGAGACCCAAATGCTTTCTATCACGTAGTTTTTGCTGTGGATACAACACAATCAACAGACACTAATAGAGTTAAATTATATATTAATGGAGTACAAGAAACTTCATTCTCATCAACTGGTTATCCAAATCAAAACCATGATACTGCTGTTAATAACACTACAAAACAAAATATAGGAGAAAGACAAAATGATGATTATTTTGATGGCTATATGGCAGAATGTGTTTTAATTGATGGACAACAACTAGCACCAACATCATTTGGAGAATTTGACGAAGATAGTGGAATATGGAAACCAAAAGATGTATCTGGTTTAACCTTTGGCACAAATGGATTTTATTTAGACTTTGAAGATAGTTCAGCTTTAGGAAATGATGTATCAGGAAATAACAATGACTTCACAGCTAATAACCTTACAGCAATAGATCAATCTACGGATACCTGCACAAATAATTTTGCAACATTAAATCCTTTAGATATGACACATAGCACAGGGAGAACATTTTCTGAGGGAAATTTAACTTATACAAGTGATAGTTCAAATGCAAGTTCAGCAAGAGGCACTTTTGGTGTTAATTCTGGTAAATGGTATTATGAAGTAAAAATCGTGTCACAATCAGGTTCAGCTGGGTCTTCAAATGGAAAGTTTGGTACTTTTGGATTTACTGATATTGCAGAACAATCAGACCCAGCAACAAATGGATTGAATATTATATCTGATGGAAGATTAAGAGGACAAGGGAGTACAGGATCAGTAGTTGGTAGTCCGCCATTATGGGGTGTAGGAGATATTTTAATGTTTGCTTTAGATTTAGATAATCAAAATTTATATATGGGAAAAAATGGTAGTTGGAGAACAAGTGCTGGTGCTTTTTCACATGGTTCTCCAACAGATACAATCTATACCTCTATTGATACATCAAAATTTTGGACACCTTTTGGACAAAAAAACGTAAGTGCTGATAACACTTTATCTTATAGTATGAATTTTGGTTCTCCATCATTTAGTATCTCATCAGGCAACGCAGATGCTGATGGCTATGGAAACTTTGAATATTCTGTACCATCAGGATATTATGCACTTAACACAAAAAATTTAGCAGAATATGGATAGGAATTAATTATGAGCTACACAAACGGATTAGACAAACCATCAGATTATTTTGAAACAAAACTTTGGAGTGGTAACGCAACAGATGACAGAGCAATATCTGGTCTTGATTTTGCACCAAATTGGGTCTGGATAAAAAATAGAACAGATACAAACTCTCATGCAATATTTGATACTGTTAGAGGTGCAACAAAATATATTGAAAGTGATACTGATGATGCTGAAGCAACTGGTTCAACATTTTTAAAAAGTTTTACATCAGATGGTTTTACTTTAGGTACTGCTGGTAGAGTTAATTCTTCAGGAAATACTTATGTCGGTTGGAATTGGAAAGCTGGAACATCTGTGTCTGGTAATACAGGTGGAAGTGGTACTGCTAAAACTTACACAGGTTCAGTAAATACAGATGCTGGTTTTTCTATAATACGATATATTGGAAATGGAACTGCTGGTCATACGATACCACATCATTTAGGTACTACTCCAGCATGGATTATATGTAGAACAATATCAGCCTCAAAAGAATGGGACGTGTATCATCATAAACTTGCATCATCTCCAGAGAGAGATTGTATAGTTTTAAATACAGATGCCGCCGCTGTTGGTGCTAGTACAGCCGCTGATAAATGGAATAATACACTACCTACATCTTCAGTAGTAACTTTAGGAGATAGTTCTCAATTAAATACTAATGATGGAACTTGTATAATGTATGCGTTTGCAGAAAAAAAAGGCTACTCAAAATTTGGAAGCTACACAGGAAATGGAAATGCTGATGGTACATTTGTTTATTTAGGATTTAAACCAGCTTGGGTTATGATAAAAAAAACAAATAACACAGAGGTTTGGTTAATTATGGATAGTAAAAGACAAGGTTATAATCCTGAAAATGAATATTTAATAGCTGATCTTAGTAATGCAGAGGGAACACCAAACCATATTGATTTATTATCTAATGGTTTTAAATTAACTTCAAGTGGTGGTGGTTTTAATTCTTCAGGAGATACCTTTATATACCAAGCATTTGCTGAGAACCCATTTGTTACGTCATCTGGTGTACCAACTTGTGCCAGATAGAAAGGAATAATTTATGCAATTATCAAAACATTTTACATTAGAAGAATTTGAGAAATCACAAACTGCTACAAGAAAAGGTATTAAAAATAAAGCTGGTAGTGGAGAGATTAAAAATCTTGGCGATCTTTGTTATGAAATACTAGAGCCTGTAAGAGTTAAATTTGATAAGCCTGTTACAATCACATCTGGTTATAGATCAGAGGAATTATGCGAAGCAATAGGCAGTAAAAAAACATCACAACATACCACAGGGAACGCAACAGATTTTGAGATAGCTGGAGTGTCTAATTTAGAAGTAGCTTTGTGGATTGAAAACCATTGTGATTTTGACCAACTGATCTTGGAGTATTACACAGGCGAAGCTAATAGTGGTTGGATTCATGTTTCATATAAAGATGGTTCAAATAGAAAACAAGTATTAACATTTGATGGAAAATCATATACTAATGGATTACCTGAAGCAAAATGGTCAGGTGGAAAACTAACAAACTAATAGGAGAATATTATGCCAAGAGGAATGGGAACATACGGAAGTAAAAGAGGAAGACCAGCTAAAAAGAAATCTAAAGCTAAAAAAAAGAAGAAGAAGTAATGGCTAAAAAGAAACCTATATTTGCTAAAGCTAGACCAAAAAGATTAGGGAAACCAAAGTCTTTTAATAAGAAGTCTAAAGCATATAAATCAGCTAAAAGAAAAGCTGATAAGAAATTTGGCAAAAAGGTTTCTTTGTATAAAAACATATTCATTTCACAGGCTATCAAAAAGTTTAAGCCTAAAAAGAAAAAGTAATGAGTAAGAAGCCTAGAACTACTGGCGAACATATAGTCGCTTTGTATGGTCATATAAAAGGCTTAACTAGAGAAATAAATACTATCAAAACAAATCATCTTAAACATATGCACCAAGATATAGATAAGATTGATTCTAAATTTGATAAACTAACATCTTGGATTATTTATGGAGTCGGTGCAGTAGCAATCGTGTTCCTGACCCAGATACTTTACATTTTCTCTAAATAGTTATACAACAAATACTTGTATGAATCATAAAAGAATACTTGTTATATCTGATATGCACATTCCATATCATCACAAAGACTCATTCAAATTTTTAAAAGAAATTAAAAAAGAATTTAAACCTGATACAGTTGTTAATATTGGAGATAGCCTAGACTTTCATGCAATCTCAATGCACGATAGCAACCCTGATCTATATTCTGCTGGACATGAATTAAAAGAAGCTAGAAAATATATAAAAGAATTAGAGGGTGTATTTCCTATTGTTACAGAAGTAGATAGTAACCATTCTAGTTTAGTTTATAGACGAGCATTAAAATATGGAATGAGTAAAGAATTTTTAAAAGATTATGGAGAGTTTTTAGGCACTAAAAAATGGAAGTGGATAGATGATTTAACACTTACTATGTCTAATGGTCAAAGATGTTTCTTTACACATGGTAGAAGTGCAGACGTATTAAAAACAAGTCAAGCTATGGGAATGAGTTGCGTACAGGGTCATTATCATACAAAGTTTGTTATTAGTTGGTGGGCGAACCCAGATAACCTATTCTTTGGAATGAATGTAGGTTGTTTAATAAATCAAAAGTCTATGGCATTTGCTTATGCTAAAAATTTTAAGACTAGATTCATCATAGGTTGTGCTGTTATCTTAAATGGCATACCTAGACTACTTCCAATGGTTTTAAACGAAAAAGGCGATTGGATAGGTAAAATTGTCTAGGTTAAAGGCTCATAGAAGCGATTTAAAGGCTACTGACAAGCAGATAGGTGGTAAGCACTATAAAGAATATAAGATACAGCCTATTGAGTTTATAGTAGCAAATAAACTTGATTTCATACAAGGTAATATTATAAAATACGCACTCCGAAATAAAGATGGAGAAAACCCTGATGAGAAGTGGAATAAGATAATTCACTACTGCGAACTAGCAAAAGAGTTGCAAAATAAAAAATAAGGAATATTAAGCCTGAATGAACTTTACTCATTTAATTTATTCTGCTCTTGTGTTATATTGGAT